CGACGTTTCTCGAGGTCCACCCCTCGTACCTGGAGCGCACAAAGGTGCCCGGGCGCATTGTGACGGTGTGTGACGCGGGGGCGGTGGATTTCCTCATGCTGGACGGGCTGCAGGGAACGGACGACCGACTATAATATCAATAGAAGTTTCGCCCGTGTCTTCGTCCGTTGAAATCATATAGTCAATGGTATCTTCTAAAATAACGGTCGCTGTATCGCTTGAAGATACTTCTAACGTATCAAGTAAAATGTTGCCGTCGAGTTCAACGGGATTTTCACTAATGCCGCCAAAATTTTTCTCGACTTCTACAGAATGTTTATCCGGGTCGAGGACATTTACAAATACTGCCGGACTCATTCCATATAAAACAAACTGACTGTTTGCAACCTCATCAAGCGTATAATTTTTAAAATCTCCCGAATAGCCCAGCTGTTCAACGTATTCTCTGAGCTGATAACAAAGTACAGGTTTATTCGCCTTCGCAGGATTTTTCGCAAGGTGAATCGGTGCAGTTCCAAATGCCACGATTAAGCCTGAATCAACTTCGGCGGGTGTCAAAAGCGAGGTTTCAACCTCTGAAGTAAATACTCCGTGTTTAAATGCCATGATAAATATTCATCTCCGTTCAAAATAATTATGAATTATGAATTATTTTCCAATTCTTAATTCTAAATTCTAAATTCTAAATTAAAAAAACCGCCTTGATTAAAGCGGTCTTGTTTTGTATAATGCTGTTTACAGCAGTTGGTTGTCGGCTTCTCTCTACGGAGAGGAGGTGACGCGAATGACTACCTTCGAGAAAATCGTTGCAACCTGCACCGTAGTTCAAACCGTCGTCACCGTTTTAAATTACTTTTTTCAGTAAAATAAAAAGCCGTATACACGGCGACAACTTAGATAGATAATCTGAGAAGCCGACGCGTTAAGCCGACTGCTCTTTTATTATTTTAGTTGAAAAAATATTTTACGTCAACAGTTTCTTATGATTTAGTATTGCCTTATTTAAATGAATGTGCTATAATTCAAGACGAAAGGGGGAAAGCGAATGGACTTAGACAGCATGATGAATTTAGTAAGTTTCCTGTGGTCGATGTTTCAGATAATCGAGAGGCTGACAAAGAAAAAACGTTCCTCGAAAAAACGCAAGAAACGTAAAACCAAGAAACGCAATTAAAAACTAAATTCAACAACTCAACAGGGCGAAAGCCCTTTTTAGAGTAAGTCCATTCTAAATGATATGAAAAAAATCTTCAACAAAATTGACAAAAAACATTTGGCGGTATTTTTGCCGTTGACTGTTGCCGCGTATGTTGTCGGCGGAATCAGTCCGATGTTTTTGCTGGCAGTCGGTGCAGGTGTCAGTTATATTATTTGGCAGGTGGTTGACAATGCCTAGCGGTGGTAAACGTGACGGAGCAGGCAGACCCGCCGATTATGGAATTGCAAGAAAAAACTGCACTATGAAAGCAACGCTCGAAGAATGGCAGATTATAAAAGACTTTGCACAGATTTTGAAACACGGCGACAGAAAAGCCGCTATCGAGTTCGTAAAACAATTAAGAATTAAGAATTAAGGATTATGAATTATGAATTATTTTCCAATTCTTAATTCTAAATTCTAAATTCTAAATTTTTAATTGATGTTCAGCCTCGGAGTTGCTACCAGATAACGGGCGGCAATTATCCCGAATACAAAAGGCTCGGGCTGTTCCGTCGTTATCGGTTCAAATGCTATCGGCAGTTCTAACCTGAAACGCTTGCTTAAAATCGGATTGGTGAGCAGGAACTGACGAATTTTTTCAGCTATGTTCAGCATGTCCCGCCAATCGTTTCCCGTATCGTCTGAATATGCTCCGACTGTCAAAGCAACCGTCGCAAAAGAATTGTCGCCCTCATCTTCCACGTTTTTTAATGTGACTATGACGCACGGATAAAACGCATTATTTTCAAAATCGCCACGCGGTATATCATGCTCGAAAACTTGAATAGCCTTTTCGCCTTGATATTCAGTCATCGCCGTCTTATCCTGCAGAAGTTTTCTGAGATTATCCGCCAACGTTTCTACCAAAATAAGTGGTGTCATAAAATTACCTCGCAAAAAAAATCTGACAAAAATTCGCCCGCGTTATTCCGACAAGCCGCCGCCGACCTTACTCGACGGGCAAAAGTTAATTGCCCAAAAGATAACGTTTGAAAGAGAGAAGAGGGCGGCACGCGGGCGTAAAGCGTTTTTCTTTTTGTAACTTTTTCTTTGACGCAACAAAGAAAAAGTTTTTCAAACAAAATTAAACTCCAGTTAAAATAGAAGAAGCCGCATGCAAAAGCTCAATGCCAATTCTATGCTCAATCTTGTTCAGAATAGGAGTAGAAACTTCAGGGTGACTGACCATGCCCGGTGCAGATACAGTCTTAAGTTTCTTGATAGGAAATCTGCTATCGTGCAGTCTTACAAAAATTCCTTCCGCAGGGTGAAATTTCTTGCGAAAAGCCTTTCTGATAACTCCGCCTTGCCCGCGAACTACAACCGCCCGAATATGCGACGATCGCGAAGGATTTTTCGGAGCGACTTTTGCTTTTTCAAGCGGGTTACGTTTGCCGCGTGACTTCATCACCCCGCTAAGGCCCGAAACTTTCAACATCAAACTTCTTGATACTATGCTCGCAGGTAATGTATAACGTCGCTTGGTTAATGTTCCCGCCTCACGTTTTGCACCTTTCAGAGTTCGACTTACAGCACGATGTGCCGCCCGCTCTACTGCTCCCGGTATGTGTGCAACGCTCCGTAAAATCGGCTCGACGTTCACAGGCTCAACCGAAATACTAATTGCCATAATTATTCACCTTGTACTGTCTATAGGCGGCAAGTGTCATGTGAAACATTCCCATTTCATCAGCCGCCACCTCTACTATAAATCTTTTCGTAATATCAAACTCCCTGCTGTAAATATGGCAAGTCTCGCCATTGTGCGGCAGAGAGTTTTTCTTATTGCGATAATCTTCCGTGCGAAAATAAACGTCTATGAAATCGCCGAAAAGCCCTTTGAAATTTTTCTTGTCGTTGCCGCTCTTGTCATCGGTCGAAGCCTGAATAACCGCACGAATAAGCACGCCGTTAATCTCGACAAATTCGCCAAATTCATCAAGCTCCAACATCGCCAAATTATCCTCAGGCAAAATATCTTTGAACGTCATTTTTTCTTCGACTTAGCCTTAAGCTCTTCTTCCAATGTCGGCAAGCCCGCTACAGGTTCAAGCACTTCTTCAGCCGTGTTTTCATCTCCGAGAAGTCTTTGAACCACGCCGCGACTTTCTAAGCTGACCAAAACTTTTTCTTCCAACTCGATAAAGTCACCGACATTATAAACTTTGCCCTTGTAAATCAACTTTTTTAAAACTTTTGCATGAAACATGAAAAATCACTCCTTATAAAAAAAACTCCTATTTGAACATCTGTATTCTATCACAAATAAATGCTGTGAAACGTTTTAAATTCAGAATGACACGCGAAGACGAACCCAATCATCAATCACATCAGGGACTAAAAGTTGACGCGAATATAATGCCAGCGACATCTGCTGAGCATTTTCATCTGTGACATAGTGCGGCACATACTCAGCAACATAGGACTTCGGGCCTGTCGACTCAATCAATGTAATTCTGCCCGAAAGTTGCTTGCCTTTGCCGGGGTTAGCAATAATAACATTGTCAGGATCGATAAACGGTTTAACAACTCCGTCGTCGTCCGTGTAAGTTTCGATATAACTTCTGACTTCTAAGCCAAGCGACTGAATATTTCCGATATAGCGGCTGTTGATTGATTCATAACGCGGAGCAAAACTCGCCATAGCCAAGTTACTTCTATTCGGAATCATAAGCCACTCAAAAATTTCGCTGTTCTGTCGCAAGTATTTTTCTACATTTTTTCCGACAAGCATGAGGGTGGGAAATTCGCCTGTATCTTCAGCAATCTTTTCTACTGCCGCTTGAATATCATCATAAATTGAAGCAGTCGGATCACTCCACGCCACAGAAATATTTAAATCGCCGTCCCAGTCAAATTTTATCGTATCCTGCACGAAAGTCTGCCCGTCATCAGCATAGCCTTTCACAACAGTTTCGCCTGTCTGAATAATATCCGCCGCCATTTTATTTTTGCGGTTAGCTATCATCTTCTTCAGGTCAACTAAGTCTTGAGCTTGCATGCGGGCGGCTCTTTCTTCAGGCTTAACCGTTGAATAAATAGGAGTCTCGCCGAACATTCTGGACTCTATGTCTTGAATCGAAAGCACACGACGCGGGCCCATGAGCGGTGCTGTATAAAATTTTGCCTGTGCTGTGTCACGGTTGATATTTACGCCCTTTGAACCTTTGATAATATAAGGGGCTAAAGTTCGTTTGCCCTTCTTATATTCTACCGCAACATAATCAGTGAACGCAGTAGGCATCTTTTGCGGGAAAAATGTATCTACCAAATATGTCGCAGGGTCTTTCATTTGCTCCACTGCTTGAAGTAACGTAACGGTATCTTGAATACCGAAAATATTAAACATTTTTATCACCTCGTAAAATAAAAAAGCCGCCTTGATTAAAGCGACTTTGTTTTGTATAATCAGCTTGCTTGCTTAAGGTCGGTTGAGTCTCTTAGTTTTTGAGATTAAGGGCGTGATAGCATGGACATCATCAATACAATTTGCATGGTAATCCAGACAGTTGCTATCGTCTACGCAACATTTTTTAAAGACTGATTGACAGACCGCCAATGCAGGGCGGCTTGTCTTAAAGTTCTAACACTAGAGATAATGCTGACCTGCGGCAAGCACTTTTCATTTTTTCGAGTCAGATTTTACACTTAGAAAAATTTTTCGTCAACTAAAAAATTTCTTTCAAACTCGTTAAAATAATATTCTGCTTGCGAAGTGCATTTTCAAAATTATCTATGTCCAGCCCGTCAGCAAGAATAAGTTTTTCACGATTGAATTTTCCCGCACTGTAAGCGGACGTAACAGTAGAATCAGAATCAGCTGCCGTATAATTTTCTGCCGCTATGACAAGATATTTTTCAGCGTCATCGGTTGAAGTTATCGCCGCAAAAGTTCCTTTCGGCGTATCTCCTGCAAGAAGTTCGCCGCGTGTAATGGTTGTATCGCTCGCAATTTCTACGTTGATAAGCTCGACAGGGAAACCGTCACCGCCTCCGAAAAGCTCATCGCGGGCAACCGTATTGTTAAAAGTTCCTGTGTATTTCATAATTATCACCTCAAATTTAATTATGAATTATGAATTAAGAATTAAAAATTATTTGTCTCTACATTCTTAATTCTACATTCTAAATTCTTAATTAGATAAGCCCGTTTGCAAAATCAGCCAACATTTTTGCCTGTGACTTTTGCTTATCGTCATCAGTTGCAGGAGGAGTTGAACCCGTCACGCCTTCCGCACCGCTTTTTAAATTGTCGCTGATTAAATCCATTATCGCAAGTGCAGTTTTATCCGCGTCGACTTTTGAACCGCCGAAATCCTTCACAGCGTCAACATATTTTTGAACCTCCATGACTGTAGCACCTGAAGAAATGCCCGCGTCAATTACCGCGTCAACAATCTTGTTGCCCGTTCTCATGCCGTTCAAATTTTTCAACCTTGCCGCCTCTTCTGCACGAGCCTTATTTATCGCGTCCATTACGCTCGGATTTTCTTCAGGCTCAGGCGAAACACTTTCACCGCCAAGCAAATTTTTAATCTTAGTAAGCAAACTTTCTTCTTGCATATTTCTAACCTCCAATTTATTTTTGATCTTCTGCACGTCAAAATTTTTACAATCAACTTGCAGACTGTTCACAAAAAGCATCTTCTTTGAACTGTCGAGTACTGCAGAAACTTCGCCGGAAATTTCATCGACAAATTTATTTTCCAGTGCCTCGCGTGCAGTATACCAAGTTTCAGCGTCCATGAGTTTTGAAATTTCAGCTTCAGTCTTGCCCGTCTTGTCTATGTACGTCGTCACTATCGAACTTTTCACCGCCGATAAACTTGACAACGCCTTAGAAATTTCCGCCTCGTCATAGTAACCCAAAAGTCCTACTGTCGGATTGTGAATCATCAGCAGAGCATTATTACAAATTGAAACTTTATCACATGCACTTGTAATAATCGTCGCCGCACTCGCCGCAATCCCTTCTATCGTGCAGAATATTTCACCCGAATAATTTTTTATCACGTTTGCAATAGCCGTCGCCGCAAATACATCGCCGCCGCCCGAATTTACATGCAACGTGACTTTTTGCCCGCCGAAACTTTTTAAATCATCGGCAAAACTTTTCGCAGTAACATCGCTGTCAAAAAGTTTCTCTCCGACTATTTCACCGAAAATAAAAATCTCGTTTGTAGTCTCGGCTTTATTCCAAAACTTTTTCAAATCATCACGCTCCAAAATAATTATGAATTAAAAATTATTTGCTCATTCTTAATTCTTAATTCTAAATTCTAAATTCTTCATTGTACCGCACTCCAGCCCGCCGCATATTCAAAAATCACGGGAGATTTTCCCACATAATCATAACTGACAGAAATATTTTCGCCCGCCGTCTGAATAACTTTTAAAATCTGCGTGTCTTCGTCATAAATCCAACTCCCCGAACAAGTCAAAGACTCTTTCAAGGCTCTGTGTTCAAGCTCAAAACTTTGCATTGAACCTGTAGCCGTGCCGAGATTTTCAGTAATATTTCCGCGTGCAGTTTTTATCGTGAAAATTATCGCCGTGATTTTTTTATTGGTCAGCTCATCGCAAATAAATCTCGTCGCAAAAATTTCGCCGTCTTGATAAGTCGATTCAAGCGTGAGCGGCTGTGTCAAAGTTTTTATCATTCCGTACTTATAACTTGCCGTAATTTCTGCACCTACAGGAGCGTTGACTTGAACCTCACCCGTCAAAGTATTGTAGTAAAAATTTTCAACCTGCACGCCGTCCGCAAAAATTTTCAACGTGTCTTGATGAGCGAGGCTGTCAGGCAAGTTCAAAATCTGTAAAACTCCGTTACCCGTGCCGAGTGCAACATTTTCGCGGCTCTTCGGATTTTCATAATAAACCGCGTCGGCTGTGATAACTGTATCCTGCAGTTTATCATGACGAATTAAAGCTCTGCACGAACCGAGATTATAATTCGCGTCTTCAGGAAACGAGCAAATTTGAGTAGTGTCACCCGAAATTAAAATATCGTCTGTGGTATAAGTAATTTTCGCCCCGCTGAAAGTAACAGAATCATCGCCGCTGAAAGTCGAAACGATACAACGAACTTTAAACTGAGCCGCCATTCCATATTTATTCTGAACGTTATCGAGCGTCGTCCAATCTTCCCACACGTCATTATTTTTTATTCGGACGTAGCAAAGACAAGTCGCCGCACCCGTCGCAGTATAATTTATTTCGGCAGCTTTAATTTTCGCTCTAATGCCCGTGAGTTTAAAATTCATAATCGGGCTGTAAAAATCTTTCGCGTAAATATCATTTTGCGAAGAAGCATTTAGCGAAAGTTTAACCGTCGGCATAACGTTAGAGTTTTCATTACATTCCAGTGCTATAATCGGATAAACTTTTTTACCGAGCCACGCAGGAATATCTGTAACCGCCGCAATTTCCTCCGCAGTATTTCCGAATTGCAAAACATTCTGAAGGTTCAACGCTTGCCCGAAAAGTTCCAAATCGTTGCCGTTAAATTTTACAAGTTGTTCGTCCACGCTGAAAATAAATCTGCGTCGCGATTCGTCGGGCTGTGTTCCTTCCACATTAAAACCTGTAATAGAAGTTTCGCCCGTAAAGTTCCAACACTGCGTAGACTTCAGCAGAGCTTTTATTTTTGCCATAAAATTCACCTCTCAAAAAATATTGAAAAATTATTCGTCCGAGTTTAAAATGTCGCTCAAAAAAGCGAGGTCGAAATTATGAGCGACAAAAAACAAACTCAAAACGAAAAGCAAAAAGTTATTCATCTGACGAGCGAAAATAATAAACAGGTCGCCACCAAAATGAATGAAATCTCTAAAATGATTCTAAACAGAAATCAAAAGGCTTATAAAGTTTTATCCGGCAAATGAAAAATTATGTAATTGATTTGATAATGTCGGATATTTTAAATTTCCACAGCTTATTATCAGAGGACAAAAACTTACAAACCATCGACGGAATCAGAGATTTAAAATTATTGGAGTCGGCTGTAAATAATCCGTTTCAAACTTTCGGTGGCAAAGATTTATACCCGACAATTTTTGACAAGGCGGCTCAATTAGCTTACGGACCGGCAAAAAATCACGGCTTTATCGACGGAAATAAACGCGTCGCAATTCACGCAATGGAAGTTTATTTGCTGATGAACGGCTATGACACAGATTTTTCGCAAGACGAAATAATTCAAATCGGTTTCGATTTAGCCGAAAGTAACCTGTCAGCCGAAAAACTTTCTGCCGCATTAAAAACTCGAACCTTCAAAGCAGAGCCGATTTTTCCAGCGTAAAAAATCCGTCGGCAGTCAAAAAGCCGCTTCCTTCTATGATAAACGCGTCTTGATTATTCGTCGAAGTATCGAGTTTATAAGTTCTTGCAACGTTAGCAGGATAGCCCGAAAAACTTTCAAAGCCCTTCCAATCAAAATATTTTTGCTCGCAGGCACAATGTGCATGACTGCCGCATATCAAAACCGTTGACTTCAAAACATAGCACAAGTCAGAATCATAAGAATTTGTAAGCGGCGATAACGTCTGCAGATAATAACCCGCCGAATTTTTTATTACGCTTGCCACCGTGAAAATTTCTTGGTTTATCCCGTCCGTAATTGTGTATTCGTCTCCCGTGATAACATTCGCAACGTTTTCAACCTGAATCAAATTGCCGCCTCTTCCACACGAAAGGGCTTTGATTTTGAGTCTGTCAATCGTCGTCGTATCGTCAAAATTTTCTACTACAAGCAAATTAAAATCTCCTGCAAGTTCAAATTTAGCCTTCGCCAGCGTGTCAGCATTATTCGCAGTTTTCTCGACAACATTTAACTTATTCGTTATTGCAGGGTGAACATCTTCATCAGTGCCGTTGACGTGATTATTAAATTCTTCCTGCGAAACGTATGCAAAGCTCCAATCAATATTAAACGTGACATTTTCAGCGTCGCCGATTTCCACCCAGTAACTTTTTGTAACGTTGATTTTAACGGGCCCGGTTCCGCCCGGTACAAAGCTGTATTCATCGCCCGCGTTTCTGTACGCATATAAAACCTCATCGCCCGAATCTGGATCTATCGCGAATACTCCGATCTCCTTTGCTCTAAAACCTTGCGAAAGATTCACGTTGATAAGCTGAGCTTTTATCAGTGCTATACCGTCACCCGATACGGTTTTTCCGACTATAGGCAAATCCATTTTCCAATTTTTGAGCTGCGTTAAATCTGAAACGTTTTCGGTGTTATAGTCAAAGTCTCCGTCTCCATAGGCAACCTTTGAAAAATAAATTTCCTTGCCGCTTAAACCTTTCGCCAAAATATTTTTGCCCGCCGTCGTTAATCTCATGCCCGGATTACTCATGTTTTTCACTCCGTTCAAAACAATTAAGAATTAAGAATTTATAATTAAGAATGAGCAAATAATTCATAATTCTTCATTCTTAATTTTTAATTATTTTCATGCTCTGAAGTATCGAGCCACAAAGTATTCGGATTTTCGGGAGCAACAGAGCCGACTACAAAACTCATGCCGCCCGCCGAAATTTCCAGCGACGCAATTTTTGTATCAGTATCAATCGCCGCCGAAATTCCATTTATCGTAATGCCCTCGATAATATTTTCCTGTGCATCTTCATCTACAGCTTCAAGTTTAGTTTTGAGTTCGTCGGTGAAGTCATTGGTCGAAAGATTTTTGCCTTCAACTTTCTGCACGAATGTATCAG